AAGAAGGTCCAGATGAAATTGAAAGCAATTTTGAAAAAGTAGAAGACGCTATTGAAGAATTACGTCAAAGTTTCCAAGCCATTTTAGGTGGTGAAATGGATGAGCCGGAAGGCGATGACATGGATGACATGGGAATGGATGATGAAATGGGAGCTATGGATAGTGATGAAGAAAAAATGATGGATAGCGTGGAAAATGAAGATGAAAATGTAGATGAGGAAGTAGAATTAGACGAAGCAGATGATGAAGAAGATCTTGAAGAAGATTATGATGTAGTAGATGAAGCTATCAAAAGAGTAGATAGAAAGAAAAAAGCTGCTGAATATCAAAGAGATCAAGCTGTTGATCCTAAAAAAGCTAAAGGAAAAAAAGCAAAGGAAAAAACAGAAGAGTCATATGACATGGTAGACGAAGCTGCAACTTTAACGCAAGTAAAAGTTCCTCATAATACTAGTGAAAAAAGTACAAGTCCTGTAGCTAAAGGTTCAAACAAACCAGGAGGCACAGTCAATCATAGTTTAAACAAAGATGGTGGCGGAGAAGGTAAAAAATTAGCTGCTACTGCTAAAGTTATGAATACCGGTAATGTAAATGTTCCTGGAGCAAAGCAAAAGTTATCTAGTGTTGCTACTCCAAAAAACAGTGACAGTGCAGGAAACACAAAAAGTCCAAATAACGGAATGTAATTATGGCACAAGCATTAAGCGAACAATTAAGCTTTGATAGAGCTGGTTTGACAGTTGAAAGTGTTCAAACCGAAAGTGGTGAGAAAAAGTTGTATATGGACGGAATTTTTATAGAAGGTGGCATTCGCAACCAAAATAAAAGAGTATATCCTGTACAAGAGATCACAAAAGCAGTAGGTTCAATTAATGAAAAGCTTCAGTCTGGATATAGTGTTTTAGGTGAGTTAGATCATCCTGATGATCTACAAATTAATTTGGATAGAGTTTGTTTACAAATTAATGAAATGAGAATGAAAGGAAATAACGGTATAGGTAAACTTCAAGTTTTACCAACTCCAATGGGAAATATTGTTAAAGCCTTGTTAGAAAGTGGAGTTAAATTAGGTGTAAGTTCTAGAGGTAGTGGTAATGTAGCAGATGATGGAACTGTGAGTGATTATGAAATTATTACAGTTGATATGGTTGCACAACCTAGCGCCCCGAACGCTTATCCTACTCCAATTTATGAACGTTTACAGCAAAGTAAAAATGTTGTAGCTTTAGCTGAAGCGATACAGCATGATAAAAAGGCTCAAAACTTTTTTACAAAAGAAATGGTCAAATTTATTCGGAACCTAGATTTTAGGAGAAATTAATGAAAAATGCTTTCGAAGAACTTTTAGGTTCTGAGGTTTTATCAGAAGAAGTTAAAATAACTCTTAGCGAGGCTTGGGAGCAAAGACTAACAGAAGCACGGCAAGAAATTAAGGCTGAGCTTAGGGAAGAATTTGCAGAGCGTTATGAGCATGATAAGCAAAATATTGTAGAAGCCATGGATCAAATGTTGACGGATGCTATTACTACTGAGGTAGGAGAATTCCGCAATGATAAACAAAAAATGGTAGAAGCAACTGTTGCATATAAACAAAGTATCAAAGAACACGCAAAAGTTCTTGATCAATTTGTTTTAGAAAATCTTGCTAAAGAAATGAAAGAACTTTACGCTGATAAAAAGTTGCAAGAACAAAACTTTAAGAAATTAGAAAATTTTGTTTTAAAACAGCTAACCACAGAGCTTAATGAATTTTATCAAGATAAACGTGCTCTTGTAGAACAAAAAGTTAAATTGGTACGTGAAGGAAAACGCATGATTGGCGAAACCAGATCTCAATTTATCAAACAGGCAGCACAAAAAGTAGAGAAGCTTGTAGAATCTACAGTAAGATCAGAAATGACAACTTTACGTGAAGATATTAAACAAGCAAGAGAAAATAATTTTGGAAGAAAGATTTTTGAAACTTTTGCAACAGAATTTATGACAAGTTATCTTGCAGAAGGAACAGAACTTTCCAAAATGAAAAAGAAGTTGGAAGAATCAGAGCAAATGATTCAGCAACAACGAGAGCAACTTTCAGAGTCAGTTGATGCTATAAAAATGGCACAAAGCAAAATGAAATTAGTTGAAGGACGTGCAGTTCGTCAAAAAACTATGAGTGAGCTTTTGGCACCATTAAATAAAGATCAGCGAGAAATCATGAATGATTTACTTGAAAGTGTTCAAACAGACAATTTAAAAGTCGCATATCAAAAGTATTTGCCAACTGTTCTTAAAGAGAATAAGAAAGCAGATAAAACTGATAATAAAGTTAATCTTGTTGAATCAACAGGAAAACGTGAGATTACTGGCAATAAACCTAGCATCAATGAGGGCAATACCAGTGATAAAAATGATTTAGTTTATATTAGAAAACTAGCCGGTTTAGAATAAGGAGACTTAAAAATGGCAGATTTATTTGAATCAAGAAACTGGCAAGCTACCAAAGAAGCTCTTTGTGAAGGTTTAGAAGGTAATAAAAAATCCGTAATGGAAGCAACCTTGGAAAACACAAAGAAGTATTTGATGGAGCAAGCTACTGCTGGTTCTACCCAAGTAGGTAATATTGCACCTTTAAACAAGGTTATTTTACCAGTAATTAGACGTGTAATGCCTACTGTTATTGCAAACGAATTAGTAGGTGTGCAACCTATGACAGGTCCAGTAGGACAAATTCACACATTACGTGTACGATATGCAGATACAAGTGCAGCTGGTGTTGTTGCTGGTGAAGAAGCAATGTCACCCTTTAAAATTGCTGCAAGTTATTCAGGTAACCAAGATCCAACAAATCCAGGTCCAGATGCAACAGCAAACATGGAAGGAAAAGCTGGAAATAGAATGAACATTCAAGTGCTCAAGCAGACTGTGGAAGCTAAAAGCCGCAAGCTTAGTGCAAGATGGACATTTGAAGCTGCACAAGATGCACAAGCCATGCACGGACTTGATGTTGAAGCAGAAGTAATGGCTGCTTTAGCTCAAGAAATTACAGCTGAGATTGATCAAGAAATTTTGACAAGCTTAGGTAATTTAGCTCCTGCTGCTGGAACATATGATCAAAGCAATGTAAGTGGTACAGCTACATTTGTTGGTGACGAACATGCTGCATTGGCAGTTTTGATCAACAGAGCTGCAAACTTGATTGCTGCAAGAACACGACGTGGTGCTGGTAACTGGGCAGTTGTTTCACCTACAACTTTAACAGTACTTCAAAGTGCTACAACAAGTGCTTTTGCTAGAACAACAGAAGGTACTTTTGAAGCTCCTACAAATACAAAGTTTGTTGGAACATTAAACAGTACAATGAAAGTTTATGTAAACCAATTTGCAAGTGACGATGCACCTGTATTGATTGGTTACAAAGGAAGTGGCGAGCTTGATGCTGCAGCCTTCTACTGCCCATACATTCCTTTGATGAGCAGTGGAGTGGTATTGGATCCAGGGACATTCGAACCAACCGTAAGCTTTATGACACGTTACGGTTATGTAGAATTGACTAACGTAGCTAGCTCACTTGGTAATGCTGCAGATTACTTAGCTAAAATTGGAGTAACACCAGCAGCTCTTAAGTTCCTTTAATAGACAACAACAAAGCAAGGAGGCAACTCCTTGCTTTTTTCTCTATCAATTATAAAAAGGTAAAAATGAAATTTATTTTTTTAACAGCAACAATAACCTTATTTTTAACATCTTGTACAGTACCCCACAGGGAACATAGAATGCATCGTATTCATGTGCATCATGATTGCAATTCTTGGATACATCATGATCACGATGATCAACATGGTGGAAGTTATTGGCATACGCATTGCGATGAAGATCATCCCTAATGAACTCCTATATTGTTGAATTAGAAGATTATAAAGGAGAGCATCAGGCATCCGGAAAAGAAGGTGCTCCTCTTTTTGATTTAACAATGAACGGTGTTTATCCAGATGACGTTTATTCTATAAATGGTTTACAATATTATGGAACAGGTCATCAAGGTAACTTAGACAGAGAAGCTTTTAATATAATTAGAAATTCCTATAATAAACCTAATAAAAAAGTTAAAATATATAGAGCTGTTCCATATGTTAAGTCTGTGGAAGATCAATTACTAGATGTTGCAGATGCAAAAAAATTATGGTTAAAAAGGAATAAAGTTCATAAAAGTTTTATAAATTTAGACCTTCCACAAAAATATTATTATGATTATTTAGATGATCTAGAACAAAAGTTATCACAACAAACTGATAGTGTAAAGAACGTTGACACTATAAATGTAGGAGATTGGGTAACAATTGTAAAAGGATATGCTAAAGATCATGGCGAGTCAAACTTAAATAATCAATACAAAATATTGTCAAAAACAGTCTCAGCAAGTCAATTATTTACTGATGGAAATAGCTGGTTGGAATGGGGATATCATCCATAGAATAAATAAATATAATAATACTTAATTGTTTGGATGAGATATGACTTCAATTATTATTCCGGGTCCGGAAAGTGATGCTAATGCAAATTTAATTATCCGATCAGGCAGCCATTTAACTTTGCCATCAGGTGATGATTCAGGCAGAACTGTTGCAGGTTTTACTAACGAACCAGGTGCAATACGATATAATACTGCTAAAGGCGTTTTAGAATACTATAAAAATACCACAGTAGGTTGGGTATATTTATTAG